TCTTGCGCCAGACGCGCAAGTAAAGCAGGCAGCTCTTGCGGCTCATGTTGCCGAACACGTTGCGTTTCAGTATCGAACAGATATTGAAAAAGAATTGGGCATTAAATTGCCTCCGGTTGATTCTTCACTACCAGAAGACATCGAGTATAGGCTGTCTCAATTAGTTGGCCCTGCCGCTGAGCAGTTAACAGGAAGAGCTGAACAAGAAGCGCAGGCTGAGCAAATGTTAGCCCAAGCCGAAGACCCCGTGCTTCAGTTGCAGCAGCAAGAACTTGAGCTTGAGAACCTGAAGATTCAAACAAAAGCCCAAACCGATATGGCAAGAATACAAGCTGATCTAACCAAGGCGGCAGCGAAAGATGATTTGGATCGAGAAAAGATGGCAGCGGATCAAAAAATGGAAGGGGCTAAACTTGGTGTCAAAATTGCAGAGACCAGCAGCAGGGAAGAACTTGAATCGAAAAAGATTGGTTCCAAGGACAAACTTGCTGGCGCAAAGATTGGCATGGAAATAGCCAAAGAGCTTATGATCGACACTAGAGAAAGAGAGATTGAAGAAATGATTGATAAGAGAGATACTAAGCGCGAAGACGACATTGACAAAAGAGAGCTAGATGAGTGAAGTATTTAGTAGCAATGCATTAAAAATCTTGCAAGACAAGATACGCATTATTATGAACGAAACCGCAGACCATATTAGCGGAGGCTCTTGTCGGACAATGGAAGAATATTCAAAAGCTTGCGGAGTCATAGAAGGACTCGCGTTAGCTGAAAGAGAATTACTTGATTTGAACAAACAAATCGAGCAGGACTAATCTCCGTATACTACGGTGCAGAGTGACTCTGGACACTTTATCCAGTGCAAGGAAATTCTAATGGCAGAAGCATTAGCAGAAGTAAATACGGTGGGGGTTGAAACCACTGAAGAACCTCGCACACCTCATCAACTTCCTGAGCCAAAAGGCTTTAAGATTTTGATTGGTTTGCCTGAGCCGGACAAGGCTACAGAGGGCGGCATTCTCAAAGCACATGAAACTGTGCAAGCTGAGGAAGTTGGCTCAATAGTAGGATTTGTTCTGAAGTTAGGACCGGATGCTTATGCTGATAAAAAGCGTTTTCCTAATGGTCCGTTTTGTGCAGAAGGTGATTTCGTAATTATGAGATCGTATTCAGGCACTCGCTTTAAGGTTCATGGTACTGAGTTCCGACTTATCAACGATGACAGCGTAGAAGCTGTTGTTGACGATCCCAGAGGAGTGATGAAGATATGAGCGAAGCAGATAACGAAACTACGTCTGTCGAAGATAAATTCTTTGGCGTTAAGACGCAACACATCAGAAATGGTGGCGAACAGGACTCTTCTGAAGAGGAATCCGACTTACTGGTGGAAGTTGTTGATGACACTCCCCCTGAAGAAAAAAGACCTCCGAAGAAGGCTAAAGAAGCTAGTGAGCCTGCCCCTGACTATAACGATGGTTTTAATGACCAAGAGTTAAAGTCTTATAGCAAGGGCGTTCAAAAGCGAATTAACCAACTTCGTGCAATTAACCACTCAGACAGGCGTAAGATTGGGGAAGCCCAACGAATGCGAGATGAGGCGGTTAATTTGGCAAAGTCGCAGCACAGCAAGATTCAAGAATACGAATCTCTGCTTGCGAAAAGCCAAAATGCTATTATTAATTCCTCGAAAGGCAAGGCTCAATCTGAGCTAGAGTCTGCAAAGAAAGAGCTAAAGAAAGCTCACGAGGAAGGAAATGCTGACTTGCTGGTGTCAAGTCAAGAGCAGCTTAATTCTGCTCAAGCTCAGCTTAGAGACATGGAGGCTAGAGCGGGTAAGCTTAAACGCAGCTTGGACAAACAAGCCAAGATGCAGGAATATCAAAAAGCTAACCCCCAGCCACAGGCAGCTCCACAACAGGCAGCTCCACAACAGGTTGAGGTAAGCCCAGAACAGACAAGTTGGATGCACAGCAATCCTTGGTTTCAGCCTACGGCTAGACCCGGAGAGTCTGTTAATCCAATGCACAAAGAAATGACAGCAGTTGGCTTGGCTATTCATGATAATTTATTCCATGAAGGAGTCACTGCTAATACTGATTCTCAGACTTATTATTCTGAAATAGATAAAAGAATGCGTGAACGATTTCCTGATTATAAAGGCTTTCAGGAAGGTAGAGAGGAACGAAGCACTCCGACCCGTCAACGCAGAAATACCTCCGTGGTAGCACCTACTTCCAATAGGAATAATGGCGCAAAGACACGCAAAGTATCGCTTACGCAAACCCAAGAAGCTCTCGCAAAGCGCTTGGGAGTAACTATCGAGCAGTACGCTGAACAAATGTTAAGACAGGAGATTGGCTAATGTCGGAAGAAAATACTACACGCGCACCCCACGAGAAAGAATCGCGGGATAACAGCAAAAGAGTGAGTGATGCATGGATTCCTGCGTCTTCACTACCTTCGCCAGACCATAGAGATGGAATCCGCCATAGGTGGATTCGTACATCGATGTTAGGTCAGGCGGATAACACAAATGTGTCGCAGAAAATGAGAGAAGGATGGGTTCCTTGCGTAGCAACGGAATACCCTGAGATTGATTTTCAGCCTGAAATGGGTACACGTTATCCTGAGAATATAGAATACGGAGGTTTGTTACTTTGCTCTATTCCAATAGAGCAGCTTAAGAAACGTGACGAATACTATAACAAGATAGCGATGAACCAAATGGAGGCGGTTGATAATAATTTTCTGCGAGAAGAAGACCCTCGGATGCCTCTCTATAAAGAGAAATCATCGAGGACTACTTTTGGACGAAGATAATCTATTTGTAAGATTGTCTTCATAACGAGGACTTTATTATGTCTACAACTGCAACCCCTATGGGAGCAGAACCAGTTGGCGGTTTAAGCGCTTGTGGTTCTTTTTCCGGCAAGGTTCGACATATCAAGATAGCCAGCGCTTATGCTGCCACTATTTTTTATGGCGACTTTGTTAAATTGGTAGCAACCGGAACTGTCGAGAAGGACACTGGTACGGCTACTTTGACTCCGGTTGGTATATTTATGGGCTGTTTTTACACAGACCCAAATACTAGCCAGCCAACTTTTAACCAAAGCTGGCCCACGGGTACTGTTGCGTCTGACGCAATGGCCTATGTGTTAGATGACCCAGACGCTGTATTTAGAATGCAGGGAAATGCGGCATTGGCACAAACCACGCTCGGCAATAACATTGCCGTTGTTCAAACAGCCGGTACTGTTCAAGCTGGTCGTAGTCACAATTCGGTTAACGCCGGAACTGCTGCTACTACTAACACTCTCCCTTTACGAATTTTGGAGTTTGTTGACGGCCCAGAAAGTACAGTTGGTGATGCTTTTACTAATGTTCTTCTGACGTATAACGCCGGAATGCATCAGTATCGCAGAGCCTTAGGCACATAACAGGAGACTAGCGAATGGCTATTTCAAGAGCGCAAATGCTCAAAGAGCTGCTTCCGGGTCTTAATGCCCTGTTTGGCTTAGAGTATGCAAAGTACGAAGACGAAGATAAGATGATTTACGAAACTGAATCCTCTGATCGTTCGTTTGAAGAAGAGGTTAAGTTAAGTGGTTTTGGTGCTGCACCCGTTAAGCCTGAAGGCTCTGCAATCAATTATGATTCAGCGCAAGAAGCGTTTACAGCTCGCTATACCCACGAAACTATTGCACAGGGTTTCGCAATTACAGAAGAGGCTATGGAAGACAACCTTTATGCTTCTCTGTCTCAGCGATACACTAAAGCACTAGCGAGAGCGATGGCTTACACCAAGCAAGTCAAAGGCGCAGTTCCATTGAACAGCGGCTTCACTAACGCTTATCAATCTGGCGATGGTGTTAACTTGTTCACAGCGGTAGGTGATGGCATAGCTGGAGGTGGAGGTCACCCGCAAGTTAATGGTGGCTTTAACTCTAATCGTCCTGCGGTTGGAGCTGATTTGAATGAAACTTCATTAGAAGACGCAATCATTGCGATTGCGGCTTACACTGATGAGCGTGGACTTCTTATCGCTGCCCGACCAAGACGTTTGATTGTTCCGCCAAACTTGATGTTTGTTGCAACCAGAATCCTAGATTCTGAGCTTCGCACAAGTACGGCTAACAACGACATCAACGCCATTAAGAACAACGGTTCTATACCTGAAGGTTATGCAGTCAATCACTATCTGACTGACACTAACGCATGGTATATTATTACTGACGTTCCAAACGGCATGAAGCACTTTGAGCGTACTCCGCTTGAAACTTCAATGGATGGCGATTTCGATACTGGTAACGTGCGTTACAAAGCACGAGAGCGTTACAGTTTCGGTGTTTCTGATCCACTAGGCATCTACGGATCACCCGGAGCTACTTAGAGTAAGAAAGTGAGTTGCAGATAGGGAGCTTCGGCTCCCTGTTTGTTTAATTCTAGGAACATATTAGTTTTAGCGACCATCCTAGTGGACGTTACGAAGACGCTAAGACGAATCCTTTCGTAAGAGGTAATTATCATGGCTAGAAGATCAAGAAGTTCTTTCGGTGTACTTAGAGCGCTTGGCGGCTACTATATGCAAAGCGCAGACTCTATTGTTGCTTTGACTGCTAACACCACAATCAACCCCGATGACCACGCTGGTAAATTAATTCTTATTAATAACTCAACGCTGACCATCACTCTCCCAACTATTAACAACGACATGGAGCCTATTACTTCTGGCCCAGACGAAAACCCTAATAGTTTAAACAATACTGGCATTTGTTATGACTTCTTGTTCCTAACAAGTTCTGGTACTAGCACCACTATTCAAGGTAATAGCTCTGCCGATCTAATGATGGGTGGCATTCTATCTGTCAAGGCCGGTCTTACTAATGTGCATTTCCACGAACCTAATGGAAGTAGTAACTACCAGATCATTATGAACGGAACTACTACTGGTGGTGTTGCTGGAACGCGCCTGAAAATTCAGGCTGTTTATACCAACAGGTACTATGTTGAGGGAACAAGCATTGGCTCATCCACCTTGTCTACCCCTTTTGCTGGCTAACTCAAGGTATTTGCGGGGTTCGCCCCGCTTTTTTTGGAGAACAAAATGGCCGATGCACTGACAAGCCAAGTAATTCAAGATGGCCCTCGAAATGCTATCTTAAAGTTTACAAATGTTAGCGATGGGACGGGACAGTCTTTAGCTGTTCTTGTTGATGTCTCTACGCTTAGCGCAGACCCTCTCACCAAACAAGTGTGTAACGGTGTTACGTTACAGTCGATAACTTATTCTAACGTAGGAATGGGTGTCGAATTGTTTTGGGATGCCACTACTAATATTCCTTTGTTAAACCTTCTCA